TCACCTTGAAGCCGGTGCTGGCCCAGTTCGTGGTCTGATCCACGCTGATTCCTAGCTGAGTGCCTGCACTGTTGAACAGCGCAGCCCTGGCGTACGTGAGCGTGTTGCCTGCGACTGTAACGTTCGTGCCGAGGTTGTTGATTGACACCCCCGCCGGGATGTAGATCTTGTGGAGGAAGACGGTCCCCAGAGTGAGGCTGTTGCCTCCGTTCTGGATCTCGGAGTCGTAGTTCCATGCGATGAAGTTTTGCACGGCAGCGGGATTGATCCGAGCCTCAAGCACATCGATGTCCGCCTGGGCGGTAGTCATCTGACCCTGAAGGGTGGTGACGTTACCGTTCGTGGTGACGATGCTTGCCGCGTTGGTTGCGATGTCCGCAGTGTTCGTGGCGATGTTCGTGGTGTTCGTATCCACCTGGGCATCCAGGGTGAGGATGTCATTGGTGTTCGTGCTGATGTCCGCAGCGTTCTGCGTGATGCGGGTGTCCTGGTCACTCAGTGCCGCATTCAGCGGCACGTCCCAGTCAGTAGTTCCCGCCGCGATCGGGGTGTAAGTCATGAGCCGAAGCCTCCTTCTCCGAAGCCGCCCTCACCGAAGCCCACGTCGGGACTCAGTGAGACAAAGTTTGCCGCAGTCACGAGACCGGAGGCGATGAGTGATGCACGAGTGGCGTCGTCTACGATCCACTCGTATCCGCCACGGTAGTAGCGCAGCCCTAGAGAGGGCTGCTGCCAGAAGTCTGGATCTCCCCATCCTCCTGCCGGAGTGGGGTAGTTGGTCGCGCCCATCTCTTCCGTGTAGGCGTCGTACCTTACCTCGGTCCATACGTCGGGAGAAGTTTCCCGGATGGAGATGGCACGGTCCATGCGGAACCTCTCCATGAGAGGGTTCCAGGAGAACGGAGCCTCCGCGACAGTCGGAGTGGTGAACAGCCAAGTAGCCACGGAGGCTCCCTTCAGTTACTTAGCGGACAGTGGGCCGGTTCCGCTGGACAGCAGGTTGATCTGGAGCTTGAGGAGAGTGTTCTCCTCGCCCTTGGCTGCCAGCTCACGCTCCAGGATGGAGCGGTGCTCGTCCCGGATGAGCTCACGAGTACGCTCAGCCTCTTCGCGTACTGCGATCCGGGTGTCAGAGGCCTCCTTGATGACCAGCTTCTGCGTCTCGCAGTGCTCCCTCATCAGGTCGGACTTGGCCTCCAGCGTGGTCTCACGACCACGGCTGCCCTCCTGGAGAGTGACGATCACGTTCTCCTTGGTGGAGTCCATGATCCTCTCGGTGAGGTGTAGGGTGTTGTGGTTGATCAGGTCGCTGACATGTCCACGTGCGTTCCACGTGGTTGCCTTTCCGTCTCCGCCCTCCTCGCGCACTGCGGACATGATGTCCACGTGCTGTCCGGAGGTTCCGATGAAACCGGTGAGGTCTCGACCGGCATCCGCGATGTCGCGGCTTGCATCTCCGTTGGACGCTACGAGCGCCGCCAGGTGAAGGTCGTCGTGATCGTCGTTGTCGTCACGAACGTAGTGATAGCCGTTGTTGTAAGTCATCTCGTCTGCCACAAAGGACTCCTTGTCCCTCGTTCCTCTATTTGCTTCGCTTGAGAGGGACTAGTGACCGTGGGGGACTCACCAGGCACCTCCTCAGCGACCACGACATTACGTCGTGGAGTCTATGGATGCGAAAGGGGAGGGCCGAAGCCCTCCCTTCCGTCAGTAGCTACTGATTACGTGCCACTCGGCGCCATCAGAGATGATGGCTACTGCTCCTGCGGTTGCGGCTGCACCCACGGCACGAGTAGTCGCACCGTTGATGGTCTCGGATCCCGAACCGTCGAGAGTGACGGTGAAGGTCGCGGTCGCATCGCGCTTGATGATGTACTCACGTCCCGTTGGGACACTTGCCACTGCTGGCAGGTTCACGGTGACGTTCGCGGTAGGAACTTCGACGCTCAGGACGTAGTCGTTCGCGGTGAGGGTGGTCGTCGCAGCTACCACACGTACGGTGTAGCTGATGTTGTCGTTACCAGACATGTTGCTCCTTGGATATGAAGATAGGGGCCCACCCGAAGGTGGGCCCCATTATCATCAGACGTTGACTGCGATAGAGCTTGCAGACTCAGCCCTGATCAGAGCCTCCTGGCGGTACAGGCTCCAGCCCGCAACGCCGTACCAACCGAGAGGCTGGAAGCGCTGGAGCTTGTCGACAACCGGACCGCGAACAGTGTGGAACTCCTCTGCAACAGCCTCGGCGAGAGCCTGCTGTCCAGTGAAGTACGTGTTGTACACGTCCACGGTTCCGCCCGCTCCGCCATCCACGTCGACGTTGGTGCGAGGAGTCTCGATGAAGACGGCTCCCTCGTACTCGCCGATCTCTCCGGACCAGATGTTGGCCGCAGAAGAGTACTCGTGGGGTGGACGCCAAGCAGCGTTTCCAGTCTCTGCACGAAGATCGTGCGAGACCTCTGGGTGAATGTACGAGGTGTAGAAGCTGCCCTTGTTGGGGTGTACCTTGTTGGTACGGAGCTTCGCAACAGCCAGACGAACCCAGCTAGACGCAAATACGTCAGCCGCAGTGGTTCCTACAGTGGTCTGCGCACCGTTGTACACGGGCCCGGAAGCGCCGTTGTCACGGATGTAGTTGGTTCCGCCATCGAGGACGTTACGAACCACGGTGTCGACAGAGTCGACGAGGTTCCATGCCACCTGGTTGACGAGACCGGCGGTCACGTCAGTGAAGCTGAACAGGTCCAGCTTGTTGGAGACAAGGATGCTGTTACCGTACTCGTTGAGAGTCACGGAGACAGTGGTCGGGTTGCCAGCGGCAACCGCGTCAGGGTCAACCAGCTCATTCAGCGGAGTGATCGCCTGTGCCAGATCCTGGTACAGAGAGAACACGACGCTGGAGCCAGGCATCGCCTGCTGCACGGGACGCTTGTCAGCGACCATGCGGAACTGCGGCTGTGCACGGAGAGCGAACTCAAGTGCACGGTCGTACGTGGTCTGGACGAGATTTGCCATCGCCGCAGTACCGGTGAAGGCGTTAGCCACACCAACCTCCAAATGGAGACGGTCTTACTTGATCGTGCTCCAAGCACTGATCAGACCGTTGATATCAGTAGCATCGTTGAGGCGTCCCGCTGCTGCTTCGAAGTTGCCGAGAGGCTGGCCCTGCTGGCCAGCATCCTGCATCTGCTGTAGCTGCTGCTGAGTTGCCGGGTCAAGACCCGGTGGAACTGAATCAACTGAAGGGGTGTTCGGAACTCCCGAACCACCACCGAAGATGGACTGCATAGTGGTTGCCCACTCTCGGACCTTTGCGGGGTCCGCCTCTCCCTTGTACTCCGATGCGGCAGTAGCGGGAATGCCAAGCTCGCTGAGGGTGCCTACAACAGACTGGTCTCGAAGCTGCTTCTGAACGGCGGCCAGACCGTTCTGTAGCTCCTGGTTCTGCTGCTTCATGGCATCGTACGCATCACGAAGGGCCTTAGGCCCGGTGTTTTCGTTAGTTCCGGCCAGGCTCGTGTCGTCCTCGATACCCCAGTTGCTCATCTAATCTCCTAGAAAGTTGTGCATGCCAAAAGCCACGGCTAGGGAACCGTGGCTTCGCTCATGCGATGTGTGCCAGTCTTCACTACAGCACTGCTTGCTGGCTACAGCGTGCCGGTTCCCCCTGACAGAATCGAACTGCCATCTCCTGTTTGTAAGACAGGGGCCCTCCCATTAGACGAAGGGGGAATAGTCTCGCAGGGAGTCGAACCCTGATATCAGCTTTAGGAGAGCCGACTGCGTCCTTCACCGAGACAGCTGATCAGACAGGACTCGAACCTGTAGTAGGCAGGGTAACAACCTGCTGCGTTGCCTTTTCGCCACTGACCATTGCGAGCCCCACCGAGGAATCGAACCCCGATTAGCTGATTACTAAACAGCTGTTCTTGCCGTTGAACTAGTAGGGCAGCACGATCCTTTTGCGCCATGGTGGATCGTGACCATGAAGTGGTCCGGGTGGGATTCGAACCCACATTCTCACAGGTTAAGAGCCTGATGCACCGCCAATTGTGCGACCGGATCGTACAGGTAGAGGGACTCGAACCCCCATCGCTAAGTTCGTAGCCTAGCGTTCTGTCCTTTGAACTATACCTGCGGGGTGACCAGAGGGAATCGAACCCTCACCATCGGGGACACAACCCGATAGGCTACCGTTACACCATGGTCACAGCCGACTCTGATGGTAACGATCCATCCTTCACCGGGTTTCAACCGGTAGCTAATCCATCTCAGCTAAGAGCCGTCGAGTACTCCATCGGGGAGTTGAACCCCGCCTAACAGGTTGAGAACCTGGTGTGCTAACCGCTACACAAATGGAGCAAGAGTACAGCAGGTGGGATTCGAACCCACGTCTTGCGGTTTCTGAGACCGTTGCCTCGGCCGTTGGGCTACTGCTGCGCGCATATGAAGGGAATCGAACCCTCGGCCAGCCGCTCGACAGGCGGCTGCTCTAACCACTGAGCTACATATGCAAGTACGGCTGGAAGGAGTCGAACCTTCGTCCCCTGCGTATCAGGCAGGCACTCTAACCATTGAGCTACAACCGAGTGGACAACCAGGGAATCGAACCCTGACCAACTGCTTGCAAGACAGTTGTGCTCCCGTTAACACCAGTCGCCCAGAAGTCATGCCGGATTTGAACCGGAACCCCCGCTTTGCAGGCGGGGTCCGCCCCAGGCGGATCACGACCAGTTGCTCGTCTGAGAATCGAACTCAGCTAGCCCGAAGGCGAGAGGGTTACAGCCTCCCTTGTGTCCCAGCACCCAAGCAGCGGAAGAAGGTGGAGTCGAACCACCGGGCGTTACCCCGGCCTCCCTTAGCAGGGGAGGTGGCCCCCACGGGCCACATCTTCCAGAGGAAAGTAGAGGAATCGAACCCCCAGGCTGTCACACCTGGCACGGCTTTCTAGACCGCTTGCCCACCGTTGGACGCTACCTTCCAGAGCTGCTCATCAAGGATTCGAACCTCAACTACCTGGTCCAGAGCCAGGCGACCTACCGTTAGTCTAATGAGCATTGGCAAAGGTGGAGGGATTCGAACCCTCGCCGTACGGTTTTGGAGACCGACGAGCACAGCCTGCGCTCACCAATTCTTTTGTTGTCAAGTAGCGCAGACGGGAGTCGAACCCGCAGCTTGCAGCTTATGAGACTGCTGTGTTACCGTTACACCACCGCGCAGAGCCCTATGCCGGAATCGAACCGGCGACCTATGTTTGGAAGACACGTATGTTACCGCTACACCAATAGGGCAAGTCACGAGCGGCGGGCTGACAGCGCCCCCCATCCCAGACGTGGTCCGGGAGCCAGGAATCTAACCTGGTACCTCCGCTCTCGTCTCTCTGGAAGGAATCGAACCTTCTTTGCCTGTTCCCAAAACAGGTGTGATGCCAGTTCACTACAGGGAGATAGTGACAGCCGCACTGTGGGTACGGCTGGTCACGTCATCCATACTACCTTGCTCCACCGCGCTGCGCAAGACCACTACGGGCTCCACCTGCGGAGCCGGAGAAGGTTCCCTTCTCTGCTCCGATCAGCTTCTGGCGCTGCTGAGAACCCTCGGTGCCACCGACGAAGACATCTTCCTCGGCCTGACGCTGAGTCCAGCCGCCGCCATAGATCTGCCCGAGAGTCTTGAGATCGCTGAACTCGTCTGCGATCTTGGCGTAACCCTGAGCTGCCTGCTCA